GTTGTACTTATCAATAACAATAAATGTTACTTGAAATTTCCAATCTAACTTATCTTCTCTATCAGCAAGATACTTACTGTTTGTGAGAATAGTATAAATAACGGCTTGCATCCAATACTTATAATATTCTACAGAATCTGGAAAATCTTGGATTGCTTTTGAGGTTGTTTTGAGATCATTGATGAATATAGTTTTGGATTCATAATCAACAACTACATGATCTAATATCCCATGAAGGCCAAAGCTTAGTTTAGGGTTATCATACTCTAAACGCAACTCACTCTGGATAACAAGATGATCATCATCAGGTGATCTATCTAATTGTAATAAAGCTCTGACATCTTTATTGCTTCTTAGTATTTCAACTTGTACTCTGCAGCCACTCAGAGTCTCTTGATCCACAACTGTTTTACCAACACTGTTTTTCAAGAAGTCAAAATAAATCTTGTTTTCTTCTGTAAGAATTTTATCAATTCTCTGTTGATCTGTTTTGAGAGATTGGTAGAGATTAGCTGTAAGAAGTAGGTTGAGAATATCTTGGGAGTAGTCTTCCAAAGATAGAGAATTATTCCCAATGGACATATGGATTTTGAACAAATCATATATAATTTTTCTTTGGCTATCTGTTGGCATTTTGCCAGGTAACTCTAAGAAATTCTCATCAAACTTTTCTTCCTCAAATAGTAGACAATGCAGAACGCGCCCTGCAACTAGGTGCGCGTCTGTAGAGTCCTCTCTTTGATTTAAAACATAATGGTTGTAGAAAACTACCGGTGAGAATAATAACTTATTTATTCCACTGTAGCTAAAATAAAACTTCTTCTTATAGAACTGCTCTAATTCTTCATTAGAACCAATCAATTTCTGACTCTCCATCTTCTTCTGTTGTTATAGGGTTAATATTATTTTCTTGTGTTGTATCTTCTACAACTTCTAACACTTCTTCTTCTTCAATTACTTCTTCAGCAATTTCTTCTTCAACTAGAGTGTTTACAACTTCTAACTCAAAAGAAGGCTCTTCATCTGCAACTAATACTTCTTCTGTAACTACATCTTCTAGGTTTAAACTTTCAGTGTTTACAACTTCTTCTTCAACAGTTTCTTCTTCAATTACTGCAGGTTCAAAGTCATCTACTATAGTATAAGTATAGTTTTCATTCACTGTTTGGTGTACTATATCAGCTACAGTTATAGTTTTTACATGAAAGTATGTGCTGTTACCTGTTTGCATAATTTCATTATTATAATGTCTCATTAATAAGTTTAACTTGTCAGTAGTCAACACGTTAAAGTTAATTAAAGACTTTACAATATCATCCAGTTCTGTACTAAACCTGTATCTATCTTTACTAATCATAGAACATAAACTTTTAAAGTTTACATGGTTTCTTGTATGACAATTATAAATGTCATAACTATGCTCTTTAAACAACATTTCTATAAAAAGTAAACTTTCTACAATATTTGAGTTAGCCATAATCTCCATGGCTAAAACATGATTGTCTGTATCATTACTGTTAAGCATGTTTTTTAACTGACCATACATTTCATAGTCAATAACTACATTTTTAGCACTGATAGAAGCAATTAAACCAGAGACATCATAAATAGTTTGTGTTTTTAAGAATTTTACTTCTTCAATAAAATCAGAATGAATTTCATTAAATGTAACAGAATCATCCCATTTGCTAGATAGTTCAATTTTTTTCTTAGCAATTATATCTCTTATATCATTAAGAGTAGACCAATTATAGTTAATTGTACATTCTACTTCACCATGTAAAGTTTGATGAGCTTCTACTATATCTTTTAAATCTGAAATATCAACAGGATCTACATTCAATATAGAACTAAAATAAGGTGTTAACTTATCTAAATCACTCTTAGTCATTTTATAATACCAATGATTACCACTGACAAAATATTCATTAAATGATTTATCTGAAGCAAAAATATAATCAGCATTAGTAGCTTCTCTTACATTTTTTGTTCCATGATCATCATTAAAAGCTTTAAGTTTTGTTCTAGGTAATTGAACACCAGGTAATAAACATATTTTATCTCCTTTAGTAGGAGTATAATCAATATCAGTAAGATGAAATAATTTATCTTGAGAACTAACTAAATATTTCAGCTCAGTAGTTAAACTACCATTAGCTACTGTAATATAAATTTTTGGAATCATTTTTTTAATATAAAAAAGGATAGGGGAATAATCCACCCCTATCCAGGTTAATAATTAAGTTAACTTTTTTTACAGGGAACTGAATAGTCCTGATTATTTAACAGACATCTTTACTACATTAGCATTCATCATCAATGGAGCAAATTTAACTTTGTTACCATTGATTAATTCTTTAATGATATAGTATCTTAAATCATCAGTGAAAGAATCACACTCAGTAGTTAATTTGATAATTCTATCAGTCATGTCTTTACCAATAGGATTTTTCTCTGCATGAGTTAAACCATAATTGACAATTCTTGTTGCAACTACACTAGATAAATCAGCACGGAAGTCATCACCTTCTCCTATAGCACTTTTAAGTGTGTTTAACACATATTGCTCATCTTTCTCAAAGATATCTTTAGGGCCAATAATCTTATCTAGTTTGTTATTGATAAACATAGTAAACATAGAAGCAAAGTCATTACCTACAGAACCTTCACCAATCATTTGAATAATTGGTAAATTCTTAGAGAAATCTTGGATAGAACTAATAGAGTTAAAGAAAGTAGTAATCATCCTTGGATTAATTCTTTGAGAAACTAACTCAGGATTCATTAATAAGAAGTTGATACCTCTACTATCTATTTGAGCTTTCTCAGCCCATTTAGCCCAGATATTAACATCAAATTTTACTTCTGTAGAAATAAATCTGGTCTTTTGAGCAACATCCAGAGAAGTTACATTGTAATCACCATTGTCTGGATTAGTTGTCAATAAGATATGCCAGTTCTTTGGTAATTTCCAAGAAGCATATGCTTGCTCATCAATCAAAGTCATGGTAGCTTGCATAAATCTATGGTCAGCTCTGGTGTAGTCATCAAGAATTAAGAAACCACCTTCTTTTCTTCCTTGAATCCATTCCGGAGCAGCGTGTGACATTCTTTTATTAATCACCTTGTAACCTTTCTTCATAGCAGCATCAATTTGATGCTCATTAATCCAGGTAGTTTTACCTTCTGCATTTGAAATCTCAAATTCTTTAACAGGGAAACCTACTAAGTCACCCAACTCTTCAAACTCAGCTAAATTTAATCTGATTATATCCATGTTAAGCTCAGAAGCCAATTGCTTTACTGATGAAGTTTTACCCAAACCTGCATCACCCTCAACATTTATAGCAACAGGTACTTTACCTAAGCTTTGAATATGCTGGTTATTAGTAACCATATACTTTACGAAATCTTTTAACTCATCTAGGTTTAATTGAACTTGGCTCATAACTTTTCTTTTTAATTTTTATAACTCTAACTTAATAACTTTGCCTGGTAAACTATCATTCATACTTGATCTTTCAGATAATACCCACAATATTTTGCCTTTTGGCTTTATTCTAGTGTAACACTCACCATCAGTAAAATATATCAAACTTGTATATTTTCTAATGTTAGCATCATAATACTCTAGGACGGGATCAAATTCGGTCCCACCTCTACCTACAATGTTCAAATCATTCTTGCCTTTATAGGCCTCAATACTGTTGATTTTGGTATCACATTGTATGATAGTTATGTCTACTCCAGTTTTATAAATGTGATGAATCTCATTCATAAATTCTTTAAGCTCTGTATCACTTACTGAACCTGAAGTGTCAATAGCCAACAAAACATGCTGACGCATTTTAATTTTTAGACCTGGATAAGTTGGAAATTTTTTGTTTTCCTTTCTCTGAAGTTTCTTGGTAAATACTTTTGTACTTGTACCAGTAAATCTTCTGACATAACCTTTCCAATCAAATTTGGGTTTTACAATTTGGTCTACTTTTATCAAAGCTCCCATCTCACCAGGAATAGTACCTCTTTTCTTTATGGTCTGTTCCTTTGCTTCTGTAAGAATTCTCTGAATCTGACGGTCAATAAGCTTTTGTTCTGTTTCACTTATCCCATCAAATTCATCCCATGTATCATGTTCAGAACCTGTGCCCATTCCTTGATCCATTTGGTCAAGTAATTGGTCAAGTGCTTCACAATCTGATGTACCGGTTTGTTCTTTCTTCTCCTTACCTTCCTTGAGCTTCTTATAGTAGTATTTAGTACCTGCTTTCCGATCAAGGTTTAACTCATGATAGTCATCAATCATTATACCTCTCATAGGCAGTTTAGCTTCAATTTCTTTCAATTCTTCTTCCGTAGAACCAGAATCTTTGGCTTGTTTATATTCAGCCATTACAGTCTCTTTAAGAGCTGTATATTCTTCAGGAGTATATTCACCACCTGGTAACCATGTATCTTCTATATACTGGTTAATCTCCATATCCATTGCAATATTTGCCATCTTCTTATCAGCATATCCATGATAAGCTGTTAAGTGTCCAAAAGCAATATGTAGCAACTCATGTTTCATGATACCTAGTCTATGTAGGTCTGTAAGTGTGTTAACCCAGAAATCTTCATTTATGGCCAACTGGTAGTTAATACCATTTTTACTTACACCTGCTGTAGGAATGTCATTTCTCCAATGCTTATTCAGCTGAATTAGAAAATACCCATAATAGGGCTCTTTAAGCATAAGATCCTTTATGGTCTTGCTTAGTAAATCTACTTTATTCATCTTTTGCTTTTATTTGAATTTCATTCACAAAATCATACCCATACTGATTCAGACTCTTTTTCATTTCTAGAAAGTATAATTCAAAATACAACTCAACATAAGGAGACTTCAACTTTACTTCATTAGGTAAAACAGTATTCAAGAGTGTTAAACTCATTGCTCTGTTCTCTAGAGAAGCTTGAAGAAAACTACCAAATCTTTTAGTAAGTTCATTATAGAAATTATTATGCATCCAGAATCTTTCAGACTTACCAGCAAACACAATAATTATAAAAACCCACTGAAGATTTTCTTCAATGTCAAGGGATTCTAATATTGTTTTTGCTATTTCATGGTTACTTTCATCAGGTGACTTAATCATTGCAATCAGATTCTTACATTCTTCTTTTCCAAATGAGAACTTTTCCATCAGTCTTCTATTTTAAGTGTTTGTTTTTTATTTTATTAATAAATTCAGGAAAAGCCATAAACCAAAGAGTATATAAACCCATGCAGGTTAATAACAACAAACTTAATCCTAACATAACTAATACTATTATCAATATAACTTCCATCAGTCTTCTTTCTTAATAACACCATCTATGTTTATTACTTTTGGTCCAAGTTTTTCCACATCATAACCTTTTACCTTTATTAAAAATTCTTTGTACTCATCAGTAGTTATTGAATGTAAACCTTTATAGATTTCTTTAGAATCAAATATTTGTTTAACAGCTCCTAAAATATTTACTGTATTCATATACATTTCACCCATAAATGAGTCATCTCTATTAAAAATAGATGGGTCTAATGCCAATGTGGTAATTTTTTCATCATTGCTATCTCTTGTAAGAGCAAACTCTAAGGATAAACTTGGCTCATCAGGATTTGCTTCATTTGTGAAAACCACTTTGATTTTCTCATTTTCCAGTCTAATAATTTTTTGTTCTTCTTCCATGATTATTTAATTTTTACATTTTACCAAATAGAGAGTTCTCTCTACATTTTTTTACATGCTTCTCAATAAAAGCTAAATACCTATAAATGCGTTTAAGTGTTTTCATAGCTATTTTACTTTATAAAATCTACCTAGAATGTTACCATTCAGAAACTCTTCTTTTTCAAGTACTTCCATACAAAATTGATGTTTAGTTTCTTGATAAGTAAGCTCCATACTTGAATAACATATTTTAAGTATTTCTCTTTTTATTGTCACACCTTGCTTATGTGCTTGCTTTAGTACCGCATTTGAACTGTAGTAATTAAGAAAATCTGGTCTAATAACCAGTTTATATTTCTTTAACCTTTTATCAGTAGTCACAGCTAAAGCTTTTTTACCAAGTGGTCTCTTGATATTTGCAAAGAAGTTCTTCTTTCCTATGTAAGCAACAGACTTACCATCTATTATAGCTGTCATAGAATAAATAAAACCTATTGCCTTATCAGGAATATCTAGTTCCCCAAATACTTGTCCTTTGTATGTCCAAAAATCCACACTCATAATTTACTTTTTATTAGATTAAACACAATGTTTCTTGTTTCTTGAACACCTCTGGCTTTAACAGTATCTGAAATATCCTTCTCAAATGGTAGTATCAAGTAATCAAAACCATATCTCTTTTGATATGCTTTAGAAGCTTCAATACCGGGCTCATCATTATCAAAAAGTACTAAGATCTTAGCATATTTATGCATATACTTTTTCATAATACCTTCAGAAATTACAGTGTTCTCACTATCCGGAGCAATAGCTTCAGCATTACCAATACCAAGAGTTTTAAAAGACATAATATCCTTTAGAGATTTAGTAAGAATAAGATACTTACAGTCAAAGTTAACCTGCTCAGAACCCTGAATATAATCAGAGACTTTGATAAATTTACTTTTCTTATTTTTAGGTTGATAGATCTTATACAGAGTACCATCTTTTCTAAAATAACCATAAGTATATTGATTCTCAAATCTTAAACCTTTCCACTCACCATCATTATCTGTTTTACTAAGTATAAAATACTTTATAGGTTGAACATTGTATTCTTTTAATACTTTAGAAGAAATTTTGTAACCCATCCAGAAATCCTGATCAAGATTATTCCAGTGTCTAATCTCATAATCTGAAACTTCATACCTACTTTCAGCCACATACTCTCTGGGAGTAATGTCATGTCTAGAAATGTATTCTGAATAGTCATCCATTATCTTTCTTACAGCAACACCTCTTGATTCTAGATTATAATAAAACAAAACAAAGTCAATAGTATCACCAGATTTTCCTGAAGAAAAATCCTTAAATCTATACTTACCCATTTTATCAGGATAAATACAAAAGGACGGTGTTTTCTCTGGAGAAAATACTGATTTAATTTTGAGATCTTGTCCAGTGAGTTTTTCTGGAAGATTAAGATAGAATTCAAAGGGCCATTCTGTAGGAACTTGATTCAAATCATATATAATTGCTTTAGTTGAAATCATAACAAATTATATTAGAATAAAAAAGGGAGCACTGAGACTCCCTTTCTCAAAAGTTAATTACTTTTAATCTAAGCTGAAGTCAGCAGCATTCTTACTTGGTATAGCTAAATCAGCATCTTCACCAAATTCTTTTTTCTCAACTACTTCTAGTTTTTTAAGGTGTTTAGCTTCATTATATTCTAAAACTTTAGCAGCTTCAGCACCATAAGCATATTTTTGACCTTCACCTTTTGGTAAATACATATCATAATTGGTATAACCAGTTTTACCCATATATTCTTTACCACCTACACACCAGTTAAGATATTTATCTTTGATAGGTGCATTTTCACTGAAGTTTTTAACAAAGTCTTCAATTGTATCAAACTTGTTATCTTGAGAAATAAACCACTCATCAATACCATAGCTATGTGCTAAGTTCTTTAAGAAGATCATAATAGATCTATCTCTTTGAATTTTAACACCGGATTTAGTTTCACCATCCGCAAATGCATATTGAGATGCTTTTACTCTACCAATTTGACCAGCATAGCGTCCTTTACTTTCATCATCTTTGTCAATTTGAAAACCTTCAAAATCATCAATAGCTGGAGTTTCTACATTTAACATTAAGTGGTATGCACCTTCAATAAATGAGAAATCTTCTAAGTGAATAGAATTAATTTTTAAAACATTATTACCTGGAGTAATTGTTTTAGGCATCCCTGTGCCTGTTCCTAAATCAGTTGTACTTAAAGCCATCTTTTTTTTACTTTTTAATTATTAAACTTACTTTTTAAATATATACTTCATCCCAAGACACTTTCAAAGGTCCTTCACTTGAATCAGCAATTACTATTTCTTTATTTCTCAAGTGATCTGGTCTTGCACCACAAGTTACTTCATCATTAGTCTTAAAACTCAATATAGTTTTATGACCTTTTCTATACATGTAACCAATTGCATCTGCATTAGCACACACTAAAGATTTGATTTTACCTGTCAAATCTATATTAGCTGCCATAACCATCTCACCTTTATCATCAACTTGTTTGTCTTTGATGTGGCCAGATAAAATTACATGATCTGCAAGTGTATCAACAAAATCTAACACTTGG